ATGGGACAGCAACTGTTCGCCACTAATAGTTTGGGTGGTTTTTTTACGAACAACCAACTGTCTCAACAACTCCGCTATAAGGCTCAGAGCTTACAGAAATTCCGTCAATTTGTGGACATGGAAGGTGCGGCAGGCGCCAACCGTGGAAACAAAGTGTTCTTTGACAAGATTTCTAATATCTCTACCGCAGGCGGAACGTTGATTGAAACAGATACGATTCCGAAGAATAATTACACTATTCTCCAGGGAACCTTAACAATGACTGAGTATGGTAATTCCATACCATTCACTCAAAAGGTTAAGACCCTTTCGGATATTCAAGTTCCTGACACAATCCGTCAGGTTCTAACTAACGATATGAAAGTTGTGCTTGATTCTGCGGCAGCGACCCAGTTCATGACCAACGATTATATCGCAACGATCACGAACACAGCGACTACGACCTTCGGTTCAAGCGGAACGAAAGTTGCTACAGCCGGTGCAAATATGTCGGATAAGAATGTCCGAGATATCATTGACCAGCTGAAGAAACTCTTTGTTCCTACTCGCACGGACGGTTTGTATTCTTGTGTGGCAAGCACGAATAGTATCAGAGGTCTTTATGACTTCTTCGAAGCTAAGGCCCAGCTAACGACCCTTGACCCCCTCTACATTGGGGAAGTCGGTCGCTACTACGGCTGTCGCTTCGTTGAGGAAACAAACTTCCTCTCCAACTCCGACGGAAGCAACGGCCTCTACGGAGAAGCCGCTTTCTTCGGTGCTGACGCTGTTCGTGAGGGCGTCGCGATCCCTGAAGAAATCCGAGTGGGGATTCCCACTGACTTTGGCCGTGACCAGGCTATCGCATGGTACGCATTACTTGGCTTCCAGCAGGTGTGGAGCTTTAGTGGTGTTCGTGCGGGCCAGGCTGATGGTCAAACACGTATCATAACCGTTGATTCACTCTAAGAGAGGAGGAATAATTATATGTCTAAAGGCGGCAGAAGTTACTCCGACCCCTCTTATGGGTCGAAGAAGGTGTTTGGCTTTACGCAAACAACTTGCGGGACTCGTGCTACAGCATTGGTACAGACTATTACAGTCATGTACCCTGTGACTATTACCGACTGGAACATTGTCGCTAATGTCGCTGGCTCCGGCGCAACGTCCCAATGGGTGCTTGCAAAGGGTACAACCGCACTTGGCACACTTACATTCGCTACCAATGCTACAGCTGGTACGACTGTTGAGGGTTCCGTGACTGAAACCAGCTTAACGGCCGGTGACACGCTCACGCTACGCTCTGTGTTAAGCACGGCTGATCCTAACCAGACGATTCAGGCCAATGTCGAATATCGTGAGACATTCGAGGTTGGAGATAATTAAGTAAATTAGTGGGGAGGGGTTATAAGCCCTTCCCCACTTCTTAACTCCAAAAAGGAGAGCATGAAAGAATTAACCACTTGTCGTGTCTGCTCATCCCATAACCTCACCTCTTACCTTAACCTCGGAAAAGTTCCCCTAGCAAACAGGTTAATAAAACACATAGATGATTATGTCGAAACCTTCCCTCTTGAGGTATTATTCTGCCAAGACTGCTCTCTCTCTCAACTTAGACAAGTTGTAGACCCGTCCATTTTGTTCTCAAACTACCCCTATCACTCATCAGTATCCCAAACCTTCAAGGACCACTGTTACGACATGGCTATCAAGTTGAAAGAGTTTGAGTTCTCCAAACCCACTGGTAACCTACCATTGGAAATACAGGCGGAATTGGATAAAAAGACATCTGGCTGGAGAAGCGTCTTAGACATAGCATGTAATGACACATGTTTGCTTAAAGAGTTCAGACGCTCAGGAAAATACATAGTTCAAGGCGTGGACCCCGCCAATAACATGAATACCTTGAAAGAGCAGGCGGAGGGCTTAATACCCGTAATCCAAGATTATTGGAGAGAGGACACCTTCGATAGATTCACACGCTCTCCTTACGAGTTCATAATCGCTCAGAATGTCCTGGGTCATGTGGACGACTTGGGTGACTTCCTAAGAGGAGTCTACAAGTGGCTTAAAGATGACGGCGTGTTCGTTGTAGAGGTTCCTTACTTGAATAACTTGTTGAATAATAACCAATTTGACACCATCTATCATGAGCACCTCTCATACTTTCTCCTTAAACCTCTAACTAGACTATTCAATGATAATAGACTCCCTATCTTCAATGTCGAGCAATACCCAATTCATGGCGGGTCTATTAGGATATATGCCTCCAAGGGCGCTCACGAGATAAATGAGAACGTCCAAAGAATGTTGGACTTTGAGGAATCAAGGGGTCTTTATTCCATCGAGATTTACAATAAGTTCGCCAAGAGAGCTTTTAGAGTCATGAATGAGTTCAGAATATGCCTTGAGAACATCTATGAAGGCGGTAAGAAGGTCATGGCTTATGGAGCTTCAGCCAAAGGAATAAGCCTCATGAACTACTCTGGGATAAGCAGGAAGCATATCCACGCTATAGTCGATGACACCCCTGATAAACAATGGAAGCTATGCCCTGGAACTCTAATTCCCATCATCTCATCCTCTTCCTTCAAGGAAGATCGCCCGGATTACATCATCTTGCTTGCTTGGAACTTCCAAAAAGAACTCATGGCAAAATGCTGGTGGCACAATGGAAAGTATATAATTCCAATCCCAGAAGTTGAGATAATTTGATAAAGAAGTGGCCAAGTAGAAATCACGAAGGTTATACACTTTCTAAAACTATAGAATCTTACGCTATAGGGAACTTCACTTTCTATACTGTCACCGCCCTTGGAGAATCCATCATAACCAAGCAGAATAAGAAACTATTCACAAAAGAAGAGATTGATAGACTTACTAGCCTTGGAAGAAACCTATCTTGAAAACTTGTCTGGTAAGCCGTCTAGGCGCTTATGGTGATATGATGCACTGCTCTCACCTGCCAAAACTCATCAAGGAACACTTTAAGGTTGACCACCTTACATTCGAAACATCCGATAGAGGCCTTGATATTCTCTATGGCAACCCATACGTCGATAAGATGTATAAGCTCGACACGGACAATATGACTCATTACGAGCTTATGTCAAGATGGGAGTATCATACGGACTCTTATGACTTATTCTTCAATCTAATGCACACCATAGAAAGCTCCTACTGTCTCCTTGAAACGGATATGGCGTACTATCGAGACAGCAATTATCGAAGGGAGAAGTTTGGAAGGATAAATTACTATGATGCCATGACAGAATCATGCGGGCTTCCAGAGTCCTATTTCGGCACTCGTGGACAACTCTACTATGGTGAGAAGTGCCATGAGGACGCCGAGAAATGGGTGAAAGCGCAGAAGGAGAAGTTTGGGGTGAACTACATTATCCTCGTATGTCTATCCGGCTCCTCTCTACACAAGAGATTCCAACAGGCAGAGAGCATAAGTCGTAAGATATTGGAGAAATACCCACAAGCTCTTATTGTCTTAACAGGAGACAAAGATTGCCTATTAGATGTTTTTGAGGGAGAGAGAATCCTATCCAAAGTGGATAAGTGGAACTTCAGGACCGTCGCCCTCATGTCCAAATACTTCGACCTGGTTATAAGCCCAGAGACAGGTTTGGTATGTATTAGCCACTCTTGGGATACGCCGACCATACAGCTTCTAACTGCCGCATCTTGGGAGAATCATATCAAGTACGCTAAAAATGCTTATTGGGTACAGAGCGAGGCTTACTGCTCCCCCTGCCATAAATCCCCACAGCGTTACTATGGTTGCCCGACTAAGGAGAGACTTCCTGCCTGTGTATTCTTCAATGAAGATAAGATAATGAGTAAAGTAGAAGAAGCCTATGTCAATCGCCCCACGCCTGCCTGACGTAGAGCCTTGGTGCTTACAACGTTGTCCTTTCTGTGATGAACTCCAACCTGTAGTCGTCAATGGCGCAGTTTTGGTGGACAAGAAAGCTCACCCTACTCATGATGAGGGCTACTCCTTCTGTAATTGTAAGAACATCTGGTTTACAGAGTGGAGGCATATTGACCAAGGAAGCTACTTTAACCCGCATTATACAGAGGATCATAAGCAGGAGGGTTATAAAGAGCATCTGCATAAGTTATTCGAACATTACTCTAGAGACCTCTTTATTCATGGGAATACTGGTAAAAAACTCCTCGACTTAGGCTACGTTGTAGATTACTTCCTCGATATAGCTAAGAATTACGGATACGAAACCACCGGCCTTGATATTGCCCCGCACAAAGGGTCAAGCCATAGGCTTATTCAGGCTAATTTTGACAAGGACACCATAGACGAGAAATTTGATGTGATAGTAGCCAATCATTTCTTTGAGCATATACAATATCCAATCGAGGCAATAAGCAAGTGCTACTATATGTTAAAGGATGGCGGCCTATTATTCGTCTCCATGCCTGACCCATTTCAAATCAACTGGTCAAATCCTAATCTTTGGGCGCATTGGTTAATTCGCCAGCACTACATCATGTGGGACATGGATTCTTTTTGCGGTGAGGTCGAGAAAACAGGGTTTAGAACGAAGTTTAAGATTAGAAACTTTGATGTTCGTCCACTAAGAGATTATCACCTGCTCTTTAAGAAACCTTATGGCATACACTACGTCTAAATACTGGCAGTTATTAAACGAGAAAGCCAATGAGCTATTAACAGGCTTTGGCTACGAAAACTTCAAGCGCACTATCGGCCTCTTCCTTTACAACGATTATTTCTACGACTATGGCGCTCAATCCCTCCCAAGTGATTATAACGAAAAGGTAAGAGCTATTTGGGATAATCTATACTCTATCTTTCCTGAGAAATTTCTAGACCAATTTCATGAACCGTTGGAAGGGAACCCTTTAGCCATAATGTACAGAGATCGTCCTGTCAGCTTAGACCTTGTAGCCACAATATTCGAATACGCCAGACTAACCCAATATATAGACTTCAATACTGTCCATACTATCCATGAAATAGGCGCTGGTTACGGACGTATTCCCTATGTCATCGTCCAACTCTATCCCAACCTCTCCTACAAGATATTCGACGTAGAACCCTCTCTAAGTCTAGCCAAGAAGTATCTAGGAAGTGTGCTTGTGAATAACAAGATAGAGTTTTACTCACCAGACCAGCTCTTGGGCAAATGTGACATCCTCCTTGCCATGGACTGCCTCCACGAAATGACCAAGGAGCATGTAGAGGCTTACTTTGATTACGCCGATAAGAACGCCTCTTACTTCTACTACTCCTGCTGGAAGGATACTCATATCAACGCGGATAACATTACTTGGAAGAAGGAAGATTATCCTGTAAGAGAATCTTGGACCCCTTTATTTGTAGGTCAGCATCACATGAGAGCTGATTTCTTTGAGGCTTTGTATAAGATATGAACATAGGCGTAGTTATTCCAATGTATGACAAGGAAGAATACACTAGGCGGTGCATAGAGCTAGTTAAACAGAATCATGGCTTGCCAGAGGATGTGTCCCTAAGTATCCTAGTCGTAGACGATGGCTCCAAAAAACCATTCATAGAACCGTCCGTAGACGTGCTTAGACTTGAAGAAAACTCAGGTTTCACCAACGCCGCGAATCAAGGTATCTTATCCGCCCAATATCGTAACTTAGATTACGTACTCCTTCTAAACAATGATACGGAGCCGCAACCCGACTTTATTTCTGAGCTTCTAAAGGTCTCAGAATCCCACCCAAAGATAGGCATATCCGCGTCGGTGCGTCTACATCCAAATAGACCCAATGAACCCGTAGAACTCTGTGGCTCTGACTTAATTAGGGGCTTTCAGTATTTTACAGAACTAGATAGACTTCC